CAAGCGAATGGGGAGGGGTACAGTCTAGCAACGGTAAAGAAAGACCTTATTTTTTATGGACCCCCTCGTACCAAACTACTACAAACTTTTCCCCAGTTGTAAAAGTCATGAAATTTGGAGATGGGTATGAGCAAAGAGTCTCCACCAACATCAACAACAACTTACTAGCCCTCGACTGCAGGTTCGAGATGAGGTCGACGCAAGAAGCCCGAGCAATTCTTCACTTTCTCAGCGCTAGGGCAGGTCTAGAAGCTTTCATTTTTGAGCCGCCGGAACCCCTTAACTCAACGAAAGATCAGTTCTTTGTGTGCAGAAACTGGAACAACTCTTTTGACTTTTACGACAACCAAACTATGTCTTTAAAATTTGAACAAACGGCTGCGTATTAGCCCCCAATGGAAACCTGAATCATGTCTGTAATGAACAAAAACCAAGCAAGAGAGTCTACCCGCAAGGTTACAACCGAAATCATGTCGGCTAATCCGTCTACTCTTGTTACTCTCTGGGAGCTAGACATCAGAGACCTGCTCACCTTTGGTTCTGGGCTGAGAGGGGTGCTGGAGCTAAGGGACAGAAATGTTGTAATAGGGAGCGACAACTACGTTTTTAGATTTCACAACAATATATTTCTAACCAAAAACCACATTCTGTGGAAAGGGAACAAATACATGCCCGCGCCCATAATTGCGGAAGGGTTCGAGACCTCGTCCAAAGGAACCCTACCGAAACCAACGCTCTCCCTGTTTGCCAGCGAGGACGTAGTAGAGGAATTTGGTATACTGAAAAGCCAAATCGACCTTGGCGAACTTATAGGGGCAAAGGTAACCAGAATACGGACCTTCGCCAAATACTTAGACGAAGATAACTTTAGGCAAGCTGGTTACGATATCGAAACGTCCGATATACCAGATGGATTTGACCCAGACCCAAATGCAGAATTCCCTAGAGACGTATATTACCTAGACAGAAAAAGTCGAGATACACTACGATCGCTGGAGTTCGAGTTGGCTTCTGCGATCGACATAGAAAACGTTAAATTACCATACAGAAGGGTTATACAGGGCACGTGTCAATGGCAGTACCGAGGAGAAGGTTGTATGTACGAATACGGCGGGTCGGCAGAAATAACCGCCATAGACCCCGGCAATCAATTCTACGCCGGGAAAGGGGGCACCGTGACCAATACAGACGGTGATGAATTTTCTATAAGTGATATTCCGGTTACCCGACAGCAATCGGTGTATGAGCACATCCCGTACTGGCGCCGCGAAACCCTAGTCACAGAGCTTAACGAGCTATACGGTGACCCACAAGAAGTCGAGGGAGTCATGAGCAACAGAAGCACCGCGGTACATGGACACTTGGGCGTTTCAAAATTGCCAATTATGGCCCCGGCAATTGCCAACGAAAACGATGAGCTAATTTTCACCATTAGAAACGAAGACGGACTCGTTATACAAGCCGGGGTCCTAGAGTCTCTTCCTGAGTCGCAGCCCACCCGTTGGGACCCCGAGGAAGAATACCAAACTTCGTCCACGGTGTTTTTACAAAAAGATGGAATAAGTTATTATTTTGTCGCTAGACAAGATGTACCCAGAAACGTTATACCCCCAAATGACACCTACTGGATCCAAGACCAATGCTCAAAAACCCTGCGTGGATGCTCATTTCGCTGGGGCAGACCTTACCTAACCTCGTTGGGCATGGGGCACTTAATAGGAGACAAAGTAGGTAATCTCCCGTTCGGTGGATTCCCTGCGGTTAACAAGGGATAATTAAATATGTTTATAGACGATTACATAAAGAGCGAAATCAAAAAGCACTCTATTAGTGACGCTGAGAACGAGTGCTGTGGTCTCGTTGTGTTTTCCTCCAAAGATAAAGTAAACATAGTCTTCCCTTGCGAAAACAAGGCTAAAAAGAAAGATAGGCACTTCTCAATTTGTCCCCGAGATTATCTCAAAGCCAGTGGTTTAGGAAAAATTATAGCAATGTACCACTCCCACCCAAAGCAAGCTCTTAGTGGATTTTCTGAATTTGACAAAATTCAGTCCCTTGGACACGGGCTACCCTCTATCCTATATAGCGTCAAGGAAAACGAGTTCCTCCTGTTCAAACCTGAAGATTATCAAGACCCCTACATAGGAAGAGCGTTCCAAATAGGAACTCAAGATTGCTTTACGTTGCTAACTGACTACTATAAAAACGAATTAAGTATAAATTTCGATAGTTTCAAAAGGGGTGAACTTTGGTCCAATGACCTTACTAAATTTAGTAAAGAAAAAATGGAAGAAGTTGGATTGTCCCCAAGGTCAACCTTCGTCAAAAATCTCCAGACGCTCATAAAAAAAGAACGTCTAGTGCAGGTTGCGGAAGGAGAACCCGACATGGACAAAATAATAAACCACGACATAATTTTATTTAAATATTACGACCTAAATAAACCAAGTCACTGCGGGATTTATATTGGGGGAAATAAGGTCCTACACCAACCCGCAAGATCTTACTCTAGGGTTCAGGAATACAGCGAGGCCCTCAAGAGAAAAACCTACTGCATCCTAAGGCACGAATCACTAGTCAACCAATGAAGAGCTTAACTGAAATCAAAGAGTTTGTCAAGAGGGAGTCTCTTAAGGATCCATCAAGGGAGTGCTGTGGGCTAATCTTAGAGAAGGACTCAGGGGTTGAAATCGTTCCCTGTGAAAATGTATCACCGAACCCTGAAAAACATTTTATTATCTCACCGCTGGACGTAATGGAGGCATCTAAATCCGGAAAACTAATTGGGTTTTACCATTCGCACGTAGTAGAAGAAGACTTTAAATTAAGTAAATATGACAAACTGGTTAGTCAAAAATTAATGCTGAATTCTATTATCTATAGCGTTACGAATGACAAATTCATACACTATGAACCAAATAAGCATAAACCAGACTATGTAAACAGACCCTTCATAATTGGTCTCTACGATTGTTTCACGCTTGCGCAAGACTATTACAAATACGCACTAAACATACACATCCCAGACCCCATAGAGTCTGTGCAAAAAATATACAGAGTAAAAGAGCAGGGTGACCCTTGCCCAACCCTACTTAAACCCTATTATGATAAATGGGATTTTTCAGATCCAGAAGAGTTTAATAATATAGTAAAATTAAGATATGACCCATTATCCTTTTATAAAATAACAGATAAAATTAAAAATAATTTTTGGATAAAAGAGCACTTCTTAGCTAACGGGTTTCAAGAAGTCAATAACACCAAGAAAGGGGATATACTATTAGTAAATATATCAGTATATGGCAGAGAAGCGACGTTCCCTAGTCATTGCGCCATTTTTACACAAAATAACGAAATCATACACCATCCGCTTAACGCACTATCGAGGAGAGCGGTCTACGGAAAAATATACAAAGACTTGACCGCGTGCACCCTAAGACACAAGGGCATGACATGAACAATAAAATAGTAGACGTACATTTACACGGGGCCCTCATAAAAGGGGTTGGCAGAGAGCACTGGAGGCTCGGCGTAACAAGCGTGGCTGAAGCAATCAGAGCCATAGATACGCTAAGCGGAAGGAAACTCACCAAGCACCTATTAACGACCCACAAGGGGGGAGCAAACGAAGTGCAGTATAAAATACTAGTCAACGATCGACCATTTTTAGCCGAGGAAAAACCCTGCACAGAAAGACCCGAAACCATAATTAATTCAGAATTATGTATAGAGCGCACGGACGGATCACTCAAAAGAATAGATATTGTGCCCGTGCTAGAGGGGGCGGGAGACAACATGGGGCTTTTATTGGTTGTTTTCGGTGTGTTAATAATTATGACCGGGGGCTTAGTGGCGACCGGTGTGTGGGGTTCAGGCGCGGCTGCGGGTGCGACGGCTGGCTTGACGGCCACCCTTGGTGGAATTTCTGCTAGTGCATTGTTGATGGGCGGTTTTGCGCTACTTATTGGTGGCGTAGCCTTGATGAGCATGAATCCACCCGAGTTCGATGACCATACGGAAATAG